CGTTTGACCACCTCGCGCAAGAACTGACTTACTCGGGCAGCTATGAGCCAGCAGATCCCAGCTTCGATCCCGAGCCCGGTCTCCCCGGCGGTAGCAGCCCCTCAGGCGGCGGCCCCGGCGGCGGACCAGGGTTCAACCGCTTACCCGCAATGGGTAGCCAGTACCCAGGCGGTGCCTTCGGCAGTTATGCCCCAAGCGCCATCGCCGGCACAACAGGCTACGGTCCCTTCTACCAACAGCCAGTACAACCAGTCTCTGTCCGTCTCCTCCCCGAGCAACCCTTGGGAAGCAGCGCTGGGCAGCTTGGACCGGATCGTGTCCCGGCTCTCCCCGTCGCCCAGCCAGACAGCACCGTCAGCGCAACCCCAACTGACGGCGGCGGATATTCAACAACTCAGTCAGCTTTCACAGGCCCAACCGTGGGCTTACCAAGCCCCTACGGCTCAGCCGACCTACTACAACAACGGGTCTACGACCCAAACTTCCTATCCGACTTCTACGGAACAACAGGCTCCAAGCCTAAGTCCCGAAACATCCGCCGTCGTTAATCACTTCGGCATCGAGGCTCCGGGTATCCTCAACCAGTACGCCACCACGCTCGAAGATGCTCTGATTCAGCAGCATCAAGTGCTGGAGGAAGTTTCCAATCGCGGGGCTGCTATGGAAGCTATCCTGACGGATCCTGATCACTTAGCTGATTACACCAATCGTTTCTTTACCGAAGTGTATCCTGTAGACGAACAGCAACCTGTTCAACAGTACAATCCTCAGTACGATCAGGTTCCCGCTGTGCCCGCTTCCGCCGTGGCCGGCGCTCCTTCTCCCGACGCTGATGTTCAGTGGCAGAACTTCAGCCAAGTCATGAACCAGAGCCCTGAAAACGCTTGGCGTTACCTGTCCAACATGGGTCCCGAAGCGTTCCGCTCAAAACTCTTGTTCTTGGACAACGCCTGACCTAAACTCAGGGGTGATGGGGACAAACCCCGCTTTGAGCGAGCGGGGTTTTTTATTGTCTAGCGGTACGTTACGATTGAACTAGCGTTTTTTACAGTTGTGCCCTTCAAGTCGGAAAGTCAAAGGCGCAAATTTTATGCCATGCAGGAGCGTGGTGAAATTTCGAAGGAAAAAGTAAAGGAGTACGAGGAAAAGACCAAAGGAAAACTGCCTGAGCGAGTCAAGGCGAAGAAAAAAGCTTCCGAGTATATTAAACGTAAGAAACAGAGCTCAAATGGCTAATCCGATTGGTCGCCGCAAGCGTATTTCTCCTGCAGATGAGCTGGAAACATTAAAAAAAGAGCTTTCTGAGCTGAAGGCTGCTTATGAACGCGACATGACTCTGATCAGCAATGATATCCAGACTTTAAATAACCAAATTACTCCCGCTACGCCTGAATAAGGCTACAATACATGTAGTTGGTGTAAATAAGTGGGCTACATTCCTCTCTCCAACTACAAATACGCCACCGGATTACACAGAATTCAGAGCGGACCTGTTTCTGAGGGCTTTATCGTTCTTAGTTCTGGAATTCAGGACATTGGTGCAGATTTAGGCATCGTTGCGCCTGGTCCGATGACCTCTGGCGTGTACTCAACCACAGCGTGGCGATCAGTCCCACCCGCTGTATCGGGTTATTGGACCGATTTTCAGGATTCCGACTACCAAGCCAGTGGAGTTCTGAGTGTTTATAACGGTTACAGAGCGTTAAGCGTTACTACGATTGCTAACGCCAAAGTTCAGACGTCTCTTGGTCCCGAATTTGGGATCAGAGACGCTGGCAAGTACACGTATTTCGGAGGTTCAGCTCCGGATAACCAAGATTACACTCCTTACAACACTCCGGAAGGGAATACTGCTGCGCAGGGTAAGACCGGCGGTGGAGTCACTCACGGTCGTTATGAGGGCGGTCTTCTAACAAACAGCCTCGGTTCTCAAGGTACGGCTAATCGAGCTGAGTGGGTCTACAATCCTCCTGTTTATTGTAAGACTTATACAGAGACAATTCGTTCTACTGCGCCTGGTTTGATGTCGGCTGCTTTGAGGTATATCTACAGGGGCGGTGCAGCTCGTTATGTATCTAATTACGGCTCTATTTACCTGCAAGGTTCCGAGGGTGTACGTAATTTGGTACGTACGTTCAGTCCTTCTGTCAACAGCAGCAATCAAAAATCGATCTAACGCTAAAAATGCGACATTTTCTCGTAGTTTAACCGCTATTTATGGTTAAACTTGTTTTGTAGTTTCTGGAGATATCGACAGTGTTTGTCGATAATGATTTCCCGAAGCTTCTCGGCGCCGAGCTCTATCGTCCGCACCCCGCGTACGTTGTAGAGATGGCAGCAGAGCCTGTGGTCGTTCACGACTTCAGCAAGCAGCCAGGCCAGACTGTGCAGTTAGACCGCTACAGGTTCTGGGGCAATCCGGGAAGCAAAGAGTCACGTGAGCGTACTGCAGAGCAGACCATCGGTACTGCTAACAGCCGCAACATCGTGAAGGACAAAGTGCTCGTGACTCTTCGCGAGTACACCGGTCCTGCTGACCCGAGTGATCCCACTCAACCGAGCACCTTCAAGATTGCTCGTGAGACCCTGATCACCGCTCAGCGTCTGCTGCTGGATACCGGCAACCTGACCGCTTTCCACCAGTCGATTGGTTCGCTGACTCTGCTCGACGACTACCGTCGTTGGCGCGACCGGGTGTTCATCAACGAACTCCTGAAAGCAGTTTCTAAGGGTCAAGCTTCTGACACCCAAGGTGGTTACTACTACCCTGGTGATCTCACTGTCGGTGCGCTTACCTATAGCAACGCCGAACAAGCTAAGTTCGACGTTAAGGACGACCTGCTGCGCGTGGTGAAGAGCCTGCGTAAGCGTAACGTTCCTACCTATCAGGACGGTTTCTATCGCTGCGTTTGCGATCCTACCTTCCTGATGCACCTGCGTCAGAACAGCGATTTCCGCGAGGTCGCTCGTTACCCTGGCAACGGTCAGATCAACCCCCTCATGTCGGCAATGCAGCCCAACGCTGCGCTGTACATGGGTCAGGGCTTTGGTCAAGCCACCTTCGTGGCTGGTGAGCCCATCATGCCCACCGGCTTCGTGTTCGAAGGAGTCCGCTTCTTCGAATCCACCAACATGCCTTCTCAGAATCAGACTGCTACCATCGGTGGTACCGCTGCTTCTTACGAGAGCGCTATTGGTATGTTCTTCGGTCCTCAGAGCGTGGGCGTCGGTATCGGCGGCAATAACGCTCAAGTTCTGTTGAACAACAATGACGACTTCAGCCGTTTCATCATGATGATTTGGAGCCTGTACGCAGGTTTCGAACTTCTGAATGCTGATTTCGCCACCATCGCGTACTCCTTTAACGCTTGAGGGGGTAACTAACGATGACCATCAATCCTAATCAGCTTCAAGTTGCCAAGATCTATCCTGGTAACTACACCAACGTTCTGCGTTATTGGCACGACCCCAAGTCTGTGCCCAACATCAGCGCAAACGACACTGCTGAGACTCTGACCAACCAACCTGTCGGCGGCCCCGTCGGCGTGGTTATTCAACCCGGTTGGATTGCTCAGCAGGCTATCGGTTACGTTGACCTGTCTTATCAGGCCAATGGTTCCGTTAATCAGCTTGAGTACTACACTCAGCCTTACGGCTCTGGTCTGAACGGCTCTAACCAAGCCTTCATCAGCGCTAATGTGATTATCCCCTCGCCGGATTATCACAAAGATGTCCGTGCCGACATCGCAGACGGTATTACTGTGCCTTCGGGTGCTCTTGTTTACCGTGCTTCCCTGCGTGTCGACGGCGGTGATGTGATCAGCAGCGGTGTGGGCGGCGGAAGCGCCACTCCTCAGCTGTCTCTTACTCCCGCTGTTAGCCAAGGCATTCGCAACGACGGCACTGTTGTGTCCGGTCAGTTCGCTGTGTCTGTGACCGGCGCTAACAGCCGTATCGCCAACGGCAGCGTTAACTCGGTTAACATCTTTAACTCGACTAACCTGTCTCGCCTGAGCGCCTACACGACCTGGCGACTGGTCGCTACCCGTAACCTGGGTGGTGTCGTTGCATCTGGTCTGGCTCAAGCCTCCGGCACCTTTGATCCCCGGGCTCAAGCTGGCAAGCTTTCCGGGAAGAACAAGGCACTCGCTATCTGCGAACTGTGCTGGATCGTGCCTGACGCTCCTCCGAAGCGTGATGATGTTGTCCTCCAGCCTGCCGGCGTGGTGGAATCATCCATCTACACTTCGACTGTCCCTGCCTGATAAACTTCAGGTTCGGGTGGAGACCCCTCCTTCGGGAGGGGTTTTTTATTGTCAGTACGTTCCGGATGAGAAAGCTTGTTTAATTAAACGGATCTCCTCTGGGTTTAACATCTGCTCTCGTTGTACTTTTTGAGCTAGTTGGCGGATAGCAGCGTCTTGCTGTTCGTTGTGTAATCCGATTTCTTTGCCTTGGCCGAGTCGGTAGGCTAAGCGTCGTAGTTGGGCGTCAGGGTTAACGTTTTGAACAGGAGATTTAACGCCAAATGCTCCAAGTAACTGAGGAATAACGTCTGCACCCATTGTCAGAACCCCTGCACCTACATTTCCGCCTCCCACGACAGCTGCGTTTAGTAACCGCTGTCCCCTACGCGGTTCATTTGGATTCACCAATTCGTATCCGACGTTCGCCGCATCCAATAACGTATTAAGTACAGGAATCGCCTGTCCTGCTAAACGAAATTTAGTGGGGTTCGGCATTTGGAAGGTACGACTGGCTTTTTTCAGTCTATCTTGGGTAAACTATCTTAGATTATGGCTACATGATGACTGCCACTCAAATGAAGGAGTACACCTACAAACCCAGCGGTGTCAAAGTAGATCTCTTGAGTACTCACGACGATGGTGAGTACCATATGGTTCGATCTCAAACGACGGGTAAGGTATTTTTCGCTTACAAAGAGCAGCTCACTGAGTCCGTTAAAGAGCCTGAGGAAGGGGCAAAACCCGTTAAGCAGCGCCGTGGCCGTCAAATTGTTCGCTCAGAAGTCCCGGCGTTGAACCGGATCAATCTGAACAACGCCACGCCTCAGATGTTGACTCAGATTCTTAAAGGTGTCGGCTTGAAGACCGCGACTGAGATCTACGAGCTTAAACAATCGTTGCCTGGTGAGCGTTTTACGAAATTGGATCAGCTTCGTTCGATTAAGCGTGTTGATTGGGATGAGGTTCTGGCTGATGATTCGATTTATGTGGAATAACGTTTAGATAAGCGAACTCGCCAAAATACCTAAGAGCCGCTTCGTTATATGCGGTGGCGGCTTCTTCCTCTGTTGAATATCCTCCTAAACTTATCGTTTTGTAGTTAATTTTAATTCTGGCGTAAAATCTACCATCTCTTTTATCGTTATATACTCCTTTATATTTTTTTGATCCTCTAGGTCTTTGATTTGCGGCTTGTTGAGATCTTGTCGCCAATCTAAGCTTCCCCATATTTTCATAATCATGATCTGCGTGATCAATCTCTAAATTTCCTGGATCTTTATTTGTTTTAAGAGCATAATAAACTCTATGGTTTAAATAAGCCATATTAAGTAGAGAAAACTCGTAATATGTCAAATTTTTTCGTCTGCATTTATTGCCCACGGGGTCTCCTATTTTTACTCTGTTAGATGGTCTTTTGATCCACCGTAACTTCTGAGGGATGCTTTCATCTATTTGTACCCACTCCCGGATCAGATCTACATCTATAACTTTTGAATTCACGTAGACTAAGGCAAGTCCTAGGAGTATAGCGCGTGGCTCAGTTCACTCAGCAGGAGTTGGAACAACTACAAAGTTATCTTGCTCAACAAGGTGTTGTATTTCAACCTGACACAACAGATGCAACTAAGAGAGAAGTAATATACGCGGCAGTAAACCAGCTTACTAGAAATAGTCCACAAGTTTTTGGATATAGACTTGATGATTTTAATTTTAGTCGTACTGCGTATTTCCTAGGTTATAATATTGCTACAGTTCCCGCTGGCGATTACGCCAGGTTAATGGAAGCGTGTAATAGCATCCCCAGCGAGTTCTACTATGACAAAATAGTTGAGCAGCTAGAGCGCTGTGCAGATGCTGAAAGATTAACAGAGCTTGCTACTGGGCGTGCAACCAGTCGTCAAGAAACTATTCTAGGTGATGTCAGCCGTTCTATTAACATTCAAGACAAACGAGAAACTGCACGTATCTGGAGAGAGAATTTTCTATACGAGACCGATAGGTTAGCGCATATGCTCTATGTACCAAACTATAGGGATCCTGTTGCTGCTCGTTATCGATTTGAACGGAGTGGGGGCGAATTCATCCAAGCTATTCCTGGTCCTCCTGATGTGTCACGAGCTGATCGTCTGTTTTTCTACGCAAATTGGCGCTAACATACACATAAAGTAGAGCACTCTAATGGCTGGGCTTTTAGGAGATTTAGTCGGGGCTGGGCGCCAGGGAATGCGCGAGTTACAGACACTTGAGCCTGTTCTCCGTGCCTTCTTTGAGTCCTTTGTTAAGAAGGGCGGCCCTGTTCCGGTTCAGCCCCGGATTAATGTTCCTCCGAATCCCGCCACGGGGCGATTTCAAAAACAACTTCCTGGTCCTCGCGAAGTTCCTGCAGGCAGTATCCCTCGTCAGGCTCAATATCCCCAAGCTCTTCAGGCTACTCCCGTCGGTCCTCGCCGCGGTCCCGGTGTTCCTCAGGCACCCGGCCAGATGCCGCTCCCAATTCGGGAGGCGCTTTCTACTCCGGGCACAACAATTATGGGGCGTTCAAGCGCGTTAGTCCCTAGCTCCCCCCAAGCACCTGTACCAGCGTGGGCTCCTCAATCCCAGGCAGCGCAACAGCTTTTGTCGACTGACCCAGGCACTTATCGGTCGATCCTGGATATTTCCAATAAAGCCAGCGATGCCTATGGCATTCCTGCTGCTGAAATTTTTGACAACCTCGTAGGCCCTCGTGGCATCGACTACTTACGCGCTCTGGAGTACGGCGAGCCTGGTGCTTTAGTTCGGCAGGGTTCTTCTTTAGCAACAAAAGGTGGAGCGAGTGGTATTCCTGGTGGTTTATCTCGCCCCGGCAGTGAAGTTCCTGGTTCTTTAATTCGTTCTTCCGGTGGCGAGGTTACTGACCCGATCATCGAACGAGTTCGGGTAGAAGATATCACCCGTGGTGGAGCAATGACTCCCGATCAAGAGTCTGCTTTAACCTCTTTTGCTAGCCGCCCTCTCATGGGAGGCGACGCTGTAACGGCCAT